CCGCTCTCCACGATCGAGAAGTTTGAGGTCACGAGGTTCGCCGCATTCGTCGCGTTGGTGGCGCTGCTTGCGGATCCGGCGCTGCCCGTGATGTTGATGCCCCAAGTGCCGCTCGCGCCGGAGCCGCCGGTCGAGGGCACGTCCAGCGCCGTGCGAGCGCCCGACGCGGTCGAAGAGCCGGTGCCGCCGTTCGCGACTGCGACAGTGCCAGTCAGCTTGGAGGCGGCGAGCGAGGCGATCCACACCGGGTCTGAGTAGCTAGACGTAGTCACGACACCATTCGGCACGCTCGAGGCGGTGCCGGTGACGTTGATACCCCACGTGCCGCTCGCGCCCGAGCCGCCCGTTGACGGCACGTCAAGCGCGGTGCGCGCCCCGGCGGCCGTGGTCGCGCCCGTGCCGCCGTTGGAGACGGCCAGTGTACCGGCGAGCGTCAGCGTGCCGCTGGTGGTGATCGGGCCGCCTGAGAAAGACAGACCAGTCGTGCCGCCCGATGCGTTGACCGAGGTGACGGTGCCACTCGCGGCGGTGGCCGCAATCGTGATCGTCCCGTTGCCGTTAGTGATCGAGATGCCGCTGCCAGCCGTCAGCGTCGCCTTGGAGAGCGAGCTGGTGGCGCTGTTGCCGATCAGAAGCTGGCCGTCGGTGTAAGTCGTCTGGCCAGTGCCTCCGTTGGCGACCGCGACGGTCCCTGTGACGTTTCCGGCATTTCCGCTGATGTTGCCGGTGATCTTCGACCCGGCGAGGGCCGTGATCCACGTCGGGTTTGAGTACGAACCAGTGGTCACCACGCCGTTCGTGACCGTGGCCGCGTTGCCGCTGATATCGATGGCCCACGTACCAGACGCGCCGCCACCAGTGGTCGAGGGCACACTGAGCGCGGTGCGGGCGTTAGCGGCGGTAGTCGCGCCGGTGCCGCCATTGGCGATTGCCACAGTGCCGGTCACGTTGGCGGCATTACCGGCGATGTCGCCGGACACCTTCGAGCCTGCCAGCGACGTGATCCACGCCGGGTTAGCGTAGGCGCCGGTGGTCACCACGCCATTAGTGGCCGTGGCAGCGTTGCCGCTGATGTTGATGCCCCAAGTGCCGGTCGCGCCCGAACCGCCGGTCGAAGGCACGTCCAGCGCAGTGCGAGCGCCCGCAGCCGTAGTGGCCCCGGTGCCGCCATTGCCGATAACCAGCGTGCCCGCCAATGTGATCGTACCTGACGCGGTGATCGGGCCGCCCGAGGTGGTAAGACCAGTCGTGCCGCCGCTGACAGCAACGCTGGTGACCGAGCCGCCGCCAGCCAGCGACGTGATGGTGATCGTGCCGTTACCGTTGGTGATCGAGATGCCGCTGCCAGCCGTCAGGGTGGCCTTGCTCAGGCCATTGGTGAGGCTGTTGCCGATCAAGAGCTGACCGTCAGTGTAGCTGGTGTGGCTGGTGCCGCCCTGTCCGATGCTCAGGGCCGTGGTCAGGCCGCTCAGCGACGTGATGTCACTGTTCGCCCCAGAGGCCGCAGCGCCGAGGTTCAGACGCGCGCCGGAGACGCTGGTGGCCCCGGTGCCGCCACTCGCGATTGCGAGTGTGCCGCCAAGCGTGAGCGTGCCTGCGCCGGTGATGGGGCCGCCCGACAGGGTCAGGCCGGTCGTGCCGCCCGAACCGGAAACACTCGTGACCGTGCCGCCGCCTGCCGTCGAGGTGATGGTGATCGAGCCGTTGCCGTTGGTGATCGAGATGCCCGACCCGGCAGTCAGCGTCGTCTTGGTCAAACCCCCTGCGGTGTTGCCGATCAGGATTTGACCATCGGTGTATGTGGTCTGGCCCGTGCCGCCGTTCGCCGCGACGAGCGTACCCGCCAGCGTGATGGTGCCCGAAGTCGTGATCGGGCCGCCCGAGGTGGTGAGGCCGGTCGTGCCGCCGCTGACGTTGACGGAACTGACCGAGCCACCAGCCGCAGCGACCGCCACGCCGTTGATGAAGAGGCCCGTGGTGTTGATCGTGCCGACGCCCTGCGCGCCGCCGGTTGGCGCACCGATCTGGATGCCTGCGCTGTTGGTCAGGGCGGTGATATCGGCATTCGAGCCGCTGGCGGCCGCGCCGAGGTTGGTACGGGCACCGGAAGCGGTAGCCGAGCCGGTGCCGCCCTGCGCCACGCTGAGCGGCGTTGTGAGGCCGGTCAGGGACGTGATGTCGCTGTTCGCGCCACTCGCCGCTGCGGCGATAGCCGAACGCGCCGCTGCGGTGGTCGCGGCGGTGAAGACCGAGGAGCCGATGCCGGTCGCGCCGAGGTTGGTGCGGGCCGAGGCAGCGGTCGTCGCGCCGGTGCCGCCCTGCGTAATCGGCAAGATACCGGCAAAGGGGGCCGACGTTGTAGCTGGGATGATGGCCGTCCCGTCGCAGTACAGGATTGCCGTCTCGCCCTGATTAACGGCAGTCGAGGTGCCGCTGCCCGAGGCTTGCAGGCTCAGGGTGAACGCGCCGGTGGTGGCGTTGTTTACCCAGTACTGCTGCACAGTCGCAGGCACGACGATGGTGGCGTTCGAGGCGAGCGTGCCAGTGAACTTGTAGGCAATGCGGTTCAGTTCCGAGCCGCTCAGCGTGTAAGTGCCGCCGGTGACCGCGATCGTCGTGTAGTCAAATGCGAAGACCGGCTGCTGGCCGAGGCCGACTGTGTACCACTCGATGCCGTCGCCGACGACCACGGCGCTGTCGCCGGGCTGGAGCAGCAGGGTCGAGCCGTCGTTAATCGTTTCCGAACCCGACGGGTCGATGATCAGGTCGCCCTGACCGGCGTTACGGACCTGCACGAACCAGCCGTTACCCGCAGCGACTGCGGTCGGGAGGGTCAGCGTGCCGAGGCCGCCAGTCCAAACGAAGACCTTAGCGCGGTCAGGGGCCGTCAGGCTGTAGGGCGTGCTGGAGAAGTTGATGACCGGATAGTTCTGCGCGAGGGCGGAGCCTGCCGCCATGAGGCCCGCACCGGCCAGCGCCGAGGCCTGCGCCTGTGCCGTGGCGGCGCCATAGCGGAATGAGCGCCAAGTGCCGCCGACCGTGTCGTTGTCGGTCAGGTAGGTCTGCCACTGCTCGCCCGGGCCGATGCTCAGGATCGCGTTCCCGTCGGCCTTGTCCACCGTAATGGTGCTGGGGCCGAGGTTGTTGAAGAGGATGGTCGTGCCGACACTGACCGACATCGCGTCGGACAGGGTGATTGTGTACGGGCCGCTCGGCGTCACATCGATGATGCGCGCAACGACATTCTGGCTGTTGCTGTCCTGCGGCCAGCTCAGGACGGTGTCGGCATTGAGCGCCAAGGCCAGATAGGAGACATCCGACGGGTAGATTACGTTGCCGCCGAAGACCTGAGTGAAACTGCCAGACATTTATGCCTCAAGGAGCGTGCCGTAGAGCAGGATTTCTGGTGCGTTTTCGGTCAGCCAGTTGGTCTCGTGCTCCTCGTCGAGGAGCGGCGGGAGCTGGTAGTACAGGATTTCCAGCGGGTACTCGGCATCCGGCGTCGGGGCGACCAGCCAGTGATTGTAGTCGTAGTCGCTGTAGAACACCGGCTCGGCCGTCGCCATCGCGTCGGGCCAATAGGACCGCAGGTATTCATAGCTGCGCGAGAAGATGCTCTTGCGCTGCTCGTTGTCCACGCCGGTGCCCAAGGTGAACGAGACCGTGTCGCGCCAGCGGTCGGGCTTGGCGACCACCGACTGACCCGGCGCGAGGTTGGTCACGACGACATTGATGAAGCCTTGGATCTTCAGCTCGCGGGCGATGCGCCGCTCGGCGAGGTTGATCAGGCGCGGGATTTGCTCGAAGACGATCGGGTCCGACGCGTACGTCGTCCCGCGCTCCAGATAGCGCTGAACGTCCTGCTTGAGGGTCGTGAAGGTCATCGCGGTGGCCATGTCGCGTCCTTATATCACTTTTCGGCAGATTGCACAGCGTCTCACTTAATGAACTCAGGGACGGCAGCGGCGATCGCGGCGATGACGGCGAGGACCGCAGCCACTTTGCCTTTCCCAATCTTCTTCGGTGCGTCGCCTTCCATCGGCAGGATTTTTTCGCTGGCTTGCTTGATGACGGCATCCTTAGCCTTTGAGACGAGCAGTTTCTTGAGGTTCATGCCTTCCTCCGTGCTACTTGCGTTTGCTCTCGATGACGCCGACGCGCACCTTGAGTTCGTTGATTTCGCCTGTGAGGTGTTCGCGCAATTCCGCTCTGGCCTTGGCTGAAAGCGGGCTGTCCGTAGGTGCGCCGTCCTGCGTGATGAGGACAGGCATCGCGGCTTCGATCTTGGTAAGCCTACTCTCAAAGGCGCTCACCTGCCCAAGCAGCCACGCAATGCAGGCCACGAGGATTGGGACCGCGCCCTTCAGAATGTCAGCCATGTTGATGCCCACTACAGCCACCCTGCGTATTTCTTGGTCTTCAGCTTGCGGTCCTCGAGGCCGTGCGTACCGCCATTGATCCGCTTGGTCAGCGCGAGGATTGCGCCGTCGTTGATGCCCTGATCGCAGATCGACCAGAGCTTGTTACGGTCGAAGAACCACAGGGCGCTCTCGATGGCCAGTTCCCCGGCTACGAGGTCCGGGTTATCCATGATGTCGGGGCGGTTGATGTACTCCGACAGGGCCTTGTAGTTGTCGTGGCCGGTGAGTTGGAGGAAGCCCCGACCACGGAACTTCCACCCGTCGCCGCTGCTCTCGGGACCGTTACCCATGCGGTTAGCGTAGACCCGGTTGGCAATAGCCTGCGGCTTGCGGGCGTACTGCGCGGCCAGCGCGTCGGTCGGGAAGTACTTGCGGAAGATACCCCGCAGACCCTGCTGCGAGTAGTTGAGGTTCTCGCTGGTGGCCCGCCAGTTGCCGCTCTCGTGCGCGCACTGCGCGAAGAAGTGGGCGCCACGGTTGCGGTTCAGGTTGTAGTGCGCGCAGGCAGCCTTGAGCGTGCCGGGGCCGAAAGCCCCGTCAGCCGTGACCCCGATCTTCTTCTGGAGTTCGATCAGGCTCATTTGCTTGCACTCCGCCAATCAGGAAAGTCGTTCTCGTCAACCACGCCGTCCCCGTTAGTATCCCAGCGCAGGTCGTGGCGGTGTGTTTCCCACGGGGCCATTTCGTCGTCTTCGTTGTCCGCCGACACCGGCTCTTCGGGAGAGACAACGGGGTTTGTTTCTACAGGCTGAGCGACAACGGGGTCAGGTTCCGGCTCTCCCTTATCCCGAGCATTGGCGTTGAGGCTCAGGCCGCCCAGCAGGCCGACGAAGGCACCGATGATGGTCTGGAAGGCCGGGTTAATCGTCTCGAGGATGATCGCGCTGTCCACCATTTCATTCGGGACAAACAGACCGACGACGAGCGCCACAACCACCACAAGGATGACAGCGGCCAGCGTAACGATCGCCACGCGGATCACGAACTCGACGGTGTCGTTCACGCCTTCTGCCTTGCTCTCAAAGTCGTTTAGGAAGCTCATCGGTCTGCCTTATTGTCTAGCTTGTCCTCAATCCGGCGGAGGTGCGTCATCACCTCGTCGAACTTCTTGTCGATGGCGTTAAACTTCTCGCCACCAAAATCGAGGCGGGCCTCAAGCAACGTCAGGCGGCTGTTGAGGTTGACCCAGACTGTTATCAGGCCCCCGATGAAGCCAACAGCGGTCAGGACGGTGTTGAGGTCAAAGTCCATTATTTCAGGTTCTCGAGCTTGTAGATGGTCCGAAGATAGACGCCGGTGACGCCGTCAATCAGGTTCGCGATCGCGCGGTTGCCCTCGCAAATCTCCTCATGGTGCTCCTCGATCCACTCCGCGTCGGCGCGAAGTACGCCCAAGGTATCGCTACCCTTGGCGGAGGGGGCGGGGATGTCGCCCACCAGACCGTGAATGGCCTGATGCGCCTCCACGAGCGCATCCAGCGCCTCGATGACGTCGTCGTAGAACGCGCCCAGCGCTTGATGCTGGGCGTAGCTCTTCGTGCGCCAATGGCTCCAGTGCGTGAGGTTGCGGGCGAAGAACACCCGCGCGATCAGCTTCTCAATCATTCGCTGGGTGTTCCCTCAGCCTGCGGCTGCTGCGGGATTTGCGCCTCAGCCTGCTGTTTGACGTTCATCAGGAGGGGGTACGCGCCCGAGGACGTGGGCAGGTTGCCCAGCGTCTGGAGGATGGCGTTGACCTCGTCGATGGTGAGGTTGATCGTTACGTTCATGGTGCGCTCCAAGGAAGTGGCGGTGTTACCACCGGCGGGTTGATCTGGTCTTCGATCTGCTTGGCCACATTGGCCTCGAGCGCGGCGACCTGTTCCGCGCCCATAGCAGCCTGCACCCAGCCGATGACCTGCGCTTCAGTCAGGTCTTCGTAGGGGGTGAAGTCCGAGCCTTCGTCGAGCGTGACGCTCTGCGTGCCGTAGGCATAGCCCTGATAGGTCTGGTCGATGCCAGCGAGGGTCCAGTGGACGTTGAAGACCACGTCGGTCTCGCCGTCGTATTCGGGATACGCGTCCATCTGTTGGACGGACCAAGTGTAGGTGACTGCCATCTTACTTCCCTTCCAGTTCCGCCACGCGGGCAGTGAGTTCCTTTACGGCTTCAATCAATACACCGACAAGGTTACCGTAGGCAACCGAGAGCGTGTCGTCGTCTCCGACGCCCTGCTGGACCACTTCCGGCAGCACTTCGAGCATTTCCTGTGCGATGACGCCCACGCCGCGCTTGCCGCTGTCGATCCGAGTGTAGCGGACGCCACGCATCTTCGAGACGAGATCGAGGGCGCTGTCGATGGTCTCGACGTCCTTCTTGATCCGCGCGTCCGAGTAGGCCGTGACGTTGCCCAGCATGGTGAGGTTGCCGCTACCATCCATCTGGAAGCAGTTGCTGCTCATGGACCAGCCGCCCATGCGGAAGATCGCGTCCGTGCCGAGGCCCATATTCATGGCGAAGGCACCGGTCCGGTGGAAGGATATAGAGGCTGCGTTGCTGGCATCGCCGCGCACCGAGAACGAGCCAGTGTCGTTGTTGGTGTTGACGTTGCTGCCAGTGGTATTGCGCCCGACAACTAGGCCGGTGAAGAATGCGGTACCGTTGGTGTCGATCTGAAGTCGGTTTGCGCCACCTGTCTCATCCCAGATGTTGAAGCTCGTACCGATGGAAGGACCGATGATCCACTGACGGCTGGCGTTGGAAAGCCGAAGCCACATGTCAGAAGCGAACATGCAGACCGCACGGCCACCCGATGTGGTGCCGACGAGGAGTTCAGACCCCGACAGACGCATGCGCTCAACACCATTATTCCCAAACCACAGAACACTCTGTGCTGAGTTCAGGTATGCCGACCCATTGGAGCAGGTGACATCGACGGTATTGACCGAGTTCTGGAGGCGCAGGTAGTTGTTAGAAGTGTCCGAGGTGCTGCCGAGGAAGGCGTTGTTGTCACCGGACACTTTATATTGGGTCACACCCCCACCCACGACGGTGAGTTTGTTGTTGGGGGTGCTGGTGCCAATGCCGACGTTACCACCGGCTTCCTGCATCGTAAGGTTGTAGGCCACCGCGCTGTCGCTGCGCTGGGCTTGGAGCCACACGTGACCATCAACGGAGTTGGTACCGAGACCAAACCCGTAGCCCGTGTCCGCGTTGGAGAAGAAGGCCGGGTAATTTGCGACGTTGCCCAGTACGGGTGCGTTGACGGTGCCACCTGCGGCTACACGTAGGCGAGAAGCGGTAGTCGTGGTGCCGATTGCCACGTTACCCGACCCGTCAATCCGCATACGCTCGTTCAGCGCGCTACCCGTGCTGCCACTGCTTAGAGAGATCACTCCGGTGGTGCGAGTAAACGCAAGGGCACCGGTAGCCTCGCCAGTGCTTGCAGAACCGAACCGCATGGTGGATGC